ACTCCGTTCTCAGGCGGGTTAAGGTCAGCGATGATCTGGTGGTTTTCGTATGGAATCTCAACGACACGTAGCTGGTCGGTCAGAACATCGAACACGATTCGGTCCTCGAACTGGTCAGCCTCCGATAACCACAGCAGCGAGAATCGCGTCCCCTTGAACTTGGCTGATGCCTCCCAGACGTTCTCCAGTGAATGCAGCTGAACCTCAGACTCGCCACCGTAAGCGTTGCGGACGCGGGCGTAAGACATCTTGGTCGCTACGTCCATCGTGGGCTCCTTGGTCCACTTCATGCCGATCTTGGCATCCATCCATTGAGGCAAGATGGTCTTCGTGAGGTCTGACCATACGCCGACCTTCCCGTTTTTCAGGGTCTTAGCAATGATGCCAACGGTGGCGTTGTTGTTCTCGAAAAGGTGGCGTGCAACACGATGTGCAATCGCAAGCGATTTACCCGCTTTACGAGGGCCGTCCACCATGAGGTATCTGGCATACGAGTTGAATACCTCGAATCCCCGTGGTGAAAGATCGGGCAACCACCGCCCTTGAGTGTCTTGCATAAGGTCGGTGCGACTTTCGGTTGTAAAAGAGCAGGGCCGCAGGAAATCCTCCATCGAAAGTCGCCATCTATGGACTCTATCACACTCAAGCGGGACGGCCTCGACGAATCGATCAACTCGCTCGAAGAGGGGGAAACCATGGAGATCCACGGTACTTTTACCGTCATCTCGAAGTCCGACACTGAGATCGTTGGCGAACTCACCGACGTGAAGAAGTGCGGACACATGGGCGAGGATGAATACGAGCTCGACGACGAGGAAGGGGAAGACGATGGTGGTGAGTACGAGGACGAGTCGAAAGGCAAACCCATGATGCACGGCAAGAAGGGCAAGGGCATGGGCATCCTCATTATGATCGGTGGCCCTAAGAAGAAGTAACCTCCTGACACATGGTCGATCTCGAAGTCCTCAAGAAGCGCGGCGGAACGGTCGAAGAACTCAAGAAGAAGTTCACGGCCGAGAAGCTCGACGACAAGATCAAGGCGTTGATCGACATGAACTCGTCGCGTATCGACGAGGGCATCCAGCGCAACTTGAACGAGGCTAGGACTTGGTACGCGATCGACCAAGCGTTTGATGCTTCGCAGCGTCAGATTACCTACACCCTCGTTGAGGGACTGCTTTCCAAGGGCACCTCTACGGAGAAGGTGATGGATGCCATGAAGTCGATGGGCCTCACGTCGAGGCTGTCGAACATGTTGCTCCCGCTGTGCAATTCGGACGGCACCAAGAAGTGTGGACCAGACGGCAAGCCGCTGATGAAGCTGGACATGCCGACGTTCTTTCACATTTTCGTTCCGTTGGTTCAGGCGTACACGAAGATGCGCTGGGCTAAGCTGTTCAGCGATCGAGACATCTACCCGCTCTACAAGTACGAGCCGGTGTCTACCACGATGCAGAACCGTGTGCGCTGTGAGATCATCACCAGCCGCATTCAGCGCATGGTTCAGGAAATGGGCTATCGCGAGGACGAGCGTCAATCGATTCTGCAGATGCTCAAGTACGGCGTCTGCCTGAACTTCCCTGCTGAGGACTTCTACCGCGAGAAGCAGATCTACCTCGAGAACAAGAAGGAGGTTGAGCGCACGATCAAGGAGGGTGTTCGATTCGAGATTCCTCACCCAAGCCGCATGTTCTACGACCTCAATAGTCGTTTGAGCACGGCCAACACCGACACCGGAATCGAGTATGCTGGCTTCTGGAACGTGCTTCGGTACAAGGACGTTAAGAACAACAAGCAGTTCTGGAACACGGAGAACATCCAGTTCAAATACGGAAGCTGGGTTGAGTCGAAGTACAACTTCTATCGCGAGATCAACCCTTGCATGCTCAAGTTTCCGGACCCGACGGCGTTCAGCCCGGGAGCCGGTGACTCTGATCGTGTTCGCGAGGCGTACCGGTACACGACCAATCACCAAGACGAGGGTGTCACAGTGGTCAGCTACTTCCAGAAGCTCATCCCGTCTGAGTGGAACCTGTTTGACTACGATCACCCCGTGTGGATGCGATTTATCCATACTGGATCTCATACTGTCAGTCATGCTGTACCGCTGGCCTATAACCCGCTGGTTGCCTACCTCTATGACGCGGACATGGGCAACGCCAGAAACTCCTCACTCGCGTTGGAGATTCTTCCGTTCCAGGACCATCTGTCCAACATGCTCACCCAGTACATTTTGACGGTGAAGCAGAACCTAGAGCGCATCGTTTTCTGGAACTCGGATGTCGTTGATCAGAAGTACATCGACATCATCAACAACCTCGGTGAGAAGAAGTACCGCGGCGTCACTTTCGTTCCGTACTCCAAGCGCGAACTCAGCTGGCAGCAGCAGTCTGAGCGTGACGCATTCACGCCTGTCCAGTTGCCGCAAGGCTCCTCTGGCGAGATTGCCAGTGGCGTGAATCAGCTGCTCTCCATGATGGAGCGCGTGCTTGGGTTCTCGCCTCAGGAGGTTGGCCTTCCTGCCGCTCACGAGCAGACGGCTCAAGAGGTTCAGATCATCGCCAGCAATACAAGCAACCGACTGGAGCTTACCGGCAGTTTCATCGACGCCGCCATCAAGGCTCGCAAGAAGCTCCTTTACGAGGCGTTCTTGGCCTACTCAGACGACGAAGTGCTGGCCGATGTTGCTGAGGTGGACGACGTGAAGAAGCAGGTCCTCGACAAGATGGGCTTTGAAGTGGATGAGCCAGAGGGTCGCAATACGACTGCTGGTATTCGTGGTAGCAAAGACGCTCTCCGAGTCGACGGCTTTTCAAGTGATCGTGAGGGCGCTGATCGTATCGTGGATGCCAAGTTGGCCGGAACCATGATCCAGACGTTCCAGTCTATCTTTGCGAACCCGGTGCTTGCCCAAGCTGCCGGACTCGATCAGCTGGTCGACCTCTTCAATCAGGTGCTCGTCTACAGCGGTGCGCCCAAAGATTTCCGCCTGCGTGTTCAGCCTCAACAGGAACAACCATCGCCCGAGGAGGCTCAGCAACAGCAGGCGGCCCAAGAGCAGCAACAGGCTGCTCAGCAGCAGCAGATACAAGAGCAGTTGGCCCAAATGGCCAGCCAGATTGTGGACGGGAAGCTGATGGAACTCAGCGAGGGTCTTCGGACCAATCTGGTGGAGCCAATGCAGGTTCAGTCGCAACAGACCACACAGGCAATTCAACAGCTTGCCCAGCAGCAGGATCAACAGAGTCAGGCGCTGGTAAGGCTGTTTCAGATAATCCAGTCGGCACAGCAAGATCCCAATGTTGGAAGTCCAAGTCAGGTCGCTGGAGGCTACCCAGTCGGGCAAGCTCCAGAAGTGGCTCCTGTCCCCGGAGTACTACCTCCTCAGGCAGGCGTTGTTGGCTGAGGTCACTGTTCTGCAGGCAACTGCATCGAACGTCATCACGAGAAATGCTGATGCAATCCGCGCCCAAGCGGGGTTGGACACTCGTGCGTCTCAGTCGCTCACCCAAGCAGCGCGTCTTCAGACGTGCCTAGACATTCTCGCAACGGTGTCCTCAGAGGGATACCAGTTCAAAACCGCAGAAGTGCATATCACGGACAAGCATGACAACTGAACAACAGCAATCGCAAGACGCAGACCAGACAGGGCTCGGGCAGATCAATGCTGCCCGCAGCGCACCGGCCGAAAAGTCGCCGGCAGAAACCGCAGCCATGAACGAAGCCGCCAAAGAGGCGAGCATGATGCTGCTGGACAAGCTGCTCGGCGAGGAGAACCAGCAGCAATCCGAAGATGTTCAGAAGGCTGCCGAGGAATCCGGAAACCAGGAGTCGACTCCGAAGAAGACGGATGAAAAAAAGCCCGTAAAAAAGGCTGAAAAGAAGCCTGAACCGAAATCGGAACAGAGGACTGTTGAGAAGTCCGTACCCAAGGCTAACGACGAGGAATCCGAAGATCTTTCCGAAGATCCTAAACCGCGCCGGAAAATCTCGGCCGAGAAGATCACCGAGATGGCCAGCAAGGCAGCCGCGGAGGCGACTGCTGAAACGATTCGGCAGATGGAAGAGCGCCGCCTCGAGGCTGAGTACGCCCGGAAGCAGGAGGCTGCACGCCGCAATGAAGAGGTTGAGATTCCAGAAGAGTTCCGTGATGAGGTTGACCGTCTTCGCGAGGTTCAGAAGCTCCACCCGAACGACTACAAGGGCCGCGATCTCACCAAGGAGTTCCTTGAGAGCTCCAAGAAAGAGCGTGACTACGAGAAGAAGTGGCGCAAAGAGAACCCGGGAGTTGAGTTCGACTGGGAAGACGAGGAGCACTCCGACTTCGTTGATCAAAACGCTGTAGAGGTGGATGAGCGCCACCTGAAAAATGCTGAGCGTTCCATCATCAAAGAACAGGCGATCCAAGAAGCTGAGGAGCGGTTCGCCAAGAAGTACGGACAAGACATCGAAGAGGTCCGCCGATCCCGCGCTGAGGCTCAGCTTGCACCGATACGCCAGCAGGTTGATCAGATGGCGTCTCAGAGCCTCCTTGAGGTTCTGCGGCCTGATCTGATCGAGACGTTCGCTACCGACAAGGCCAAGGTCGTTGAAGAGATTAAGAACGACCCGATCGCAATGGAGGCTGTGGCTGCTGTCGAGCAGTGGAGTTTACCAGCCCTTGATGCCGCTGTGCGCGTCATTAACAACCCCAACAGCTACAACAGCAAGTCGCCTGAGGTACAGCGATTGGTAGACACCGCGATGCACGTTGAGAAGGTGCTTTCATCGGTCCCGCGCGAAGAGCGCCCTGTAGCAGAAGATGGTCGCAAGTTTTCAACGATGCGCGACTACGCAAACATGCCGGCCGCACAGCGTTCCAAGTACTACACGGTGCGAGATGAGGAGTTGGTTCCGCAGCTGATCATCAAGACCGCGCAATATGAGGCAGGGCGCATAAAGTCCGACCTCGAAAATAAAGCCGAAGCGTTCGCGAAACGCATGGGCTACACGAAAACGGAGAGCAAAACCTCACAAAAGACAGAGCAAAAACAGGCTCGAGAGGCGAGTGCTCCCAGTGTCAGAGCTCAGGTGGCACAGCCTGATGCTGGCAATGATGACAACGGAAATGTTAACGGTCTCCCTAAAGCGTTTTGGCAGAGCATCGGACTGTGATGGCGTTCTGCGCAAATTAGAGCAGCACAGATTGTAAAACAGAAAATGAGCGGGCCTATTCACAAACTAGCCCGTTTAGTGAAAAGATAAGCAGCGAAAGGAATAACTGAATATGCCTATTGCAACCCCAACCGACAACCTGTTTAGCAGGTGTCTTCCGGCCATCGGGACCAACATTGAGTCCTGTGGCGCTGTGACCGCGTGCGACGCCAAGGTCGTCACGTCCGGTGATCTCGCGTCGATCTACGGATCGAACGACACCAACTACCGCATTCTCGGCAACTTGATTGCCGCGGACTTCGTGGGAAAGGCTGTCGGCGTCCGCCAGAACGGTCTCTATGACTTCCTCCAAGCCAACAAGCGAGTGATGGGCGGCAAGCGCCTGAGCGTGCAGCAGGTGGCTGGTGGTGTCTGGGAGCTCTCGCCCTTCATCAAGATGGGCCGGAAGCGTCAGGTCAACAGTGAGTACTGGACCGCTCGCGTGGTCGCTGCCACTGGTGCTACCCCTGTGCAGACCGCTGATCTCGACCTGAAGATCTACTCGCAGAGCTCCATCCCTGCGGACTCTCGCTGGTTCCCGAATGGTCTTCGGATCTTCGTGTCCGGCAAGAATGTTGCCTCCGGCAGCCCTGCCGTTGGTGACACCACCTACCGCCTTGCGTTCGTTGTGAAGACGTATGTTAGCGCCGGTTCTGATGCTAACGGAGCGTTCGTTCGCATCACCGTCACCCCGCAGAATGCTGGTTCCGTGTTTGCGGCTTCCGGTAATGCTGCTGCGGTTCAGGCCAAGGCGAAGATCCCGGCCAACCTCGCTGCGGACGCCGTCCTCGGTCTTGTGGTGCGCGGCACTCCCAACGTCTCCGACTACGAGAGTCACTGTGCTGAGATCCCGGGCATCAACAACAACCAGCTGCTTCCGTTCTGGATCGAGACCACCCGGTACTCGATCTGCGAAGACGAGCTCACCCAGAAGTACCTCACGGCGCTTCGGGACTCGAACCCGTTCTTCAAGCAGTTTGGTGATGTTGAGACCGTTGAGCTCAACCGCCAGATCATTGAGGATTTCCAGCGCCGTCACGCCAACAGCTTCTTCTTCAACAAGCCGCTGAACACGAACCAGACGCTGGCGAACTACAACAACCTCCCTGCGATCAATGTGCCCACCGGCTCTTTGAACCTCGCTGTGGACGGTCGCTGCATTGGTCGCAAGGCCAACGCCACCGGCATCTACGAGCAGCTGGGCGAGTGCGGTCGCGTGTACGACATGGAGGCTGACACCCTCGACCTGAACAAGCTGTTCAACACGCTGTACCGCCTCCAGCGGGAGCGCGAAGCGGCTGGCACCAAGGCCGACATCATCGAGCTCTTCACCGACTCGTTCTACGCCAACCAGTTCATCATCGGCATGGTGAACTACTTCAAGGCGAAGTACGGCTCCGACGTGTTCCGCTTGACCATGCAGTTGAATCAGGGTGGCGAGCAGGGGCCGTTCGGCTTCCGCTTCTACCGCTTCACCCTCGACTACCCGCAGGTCGAGCTCCGCATCGTCACCCACCGCATGTTCGACGACATGCTCGCTGCCCATAAGGCTGCTGGGTTCGAGACCGCTGGCCGCATGATGTGGGCCATCGACTGGCAGAACGTCTATCAGGGGATCATTGATTCCAACTCC